TTTGATCGCTCACGAGGGTAAAGACTCATGTTGCGAAACAAAACGCTTTTTTGATGGGGTACGGGGTTAAAGATTATTTCTCCTTATTCTCGATCTCGATTATCTGCTTAACTAAATCTCTTGGTGAGTCTGCAAACAATGGTTTGCCGTTCCATCCAATCGAGTAGGGCTTATCAATATTGGAATAATACTTAGCGTTTTCCTGAACTACTTTTACTATCTCTTCTTCACTCATCGCATTTCTCCTTTCATATCTTTTCTCTTTTGCCAAGCTTCAACCGCCCTGGGCGCGTACCTCATCAACAAAAAGATGATGAGGCCCAACGCTAAGCGTGCAATTGTGTCGGACTCGTTTGGCCTAGTCATGAGTTCCTGTGTAATGATTTACCCAAGCGATAATATCGCTTTTCTTTGTAGATTTTAGAAAGCATGGGGACGGTTCGTCATCTACATAATCATAATCATCTTTATTTTCTCTTATCCATTTCTTTGCATCTTTCTTGGAACCAAAAAACATTTCTGTGTTATGGCCTTCATATGAAATATATTTTACATAATACACCCTCATCCCTCACCCCCCTCTACTTTGGCGAGGACCTCGCGAGCTTTCTCGTATTCCTCATCGAATCCATAACCCTTGGACATTTCTAGCGTATCCAATAACTCGGATAGTACCTCATACATCTCCGGAGCCGCCGCGATCAATCGCGCGTTGGCGTGATGCACTTCTTTAGCAATTGATTTGCCATCCTTACACGCAATATGTCGATTCACATCTTTGTGCGATTGATAGGTGTACCAAGGTCCTGGCGTGTGTGTGCGTTTCTCTTTTGTTAAGTTCATGCTCAAAACTCCGCTTTCTCTTTTGCTTGATTAAGTAATGCGATAAGGTTCTCAATTTCTCGAACACTAGCGTTTGAAAAAACTTCCGCGAGTGTTTCGCATGTTTCTATCATTTCGCCATCGCTCAAATGGCTCAATCCATCGCTATCTCCGATTATTTGTTCAATGTCATCTCTCATAGTATTTTTCTTTCTGTTTTGTTTTATAGGTTAAATGTTAGTTGCACTTTCTCGCGCTCCGTCAGCCTCACATGTGCGCGTTTCTCTTTACGCTTTACGCGGATCGCTTCGCGATCGCTCGCCTTGCGTTCCCGTGCTTCCCGTTCCTTGCGTGCTTTCTCGCCTATCTCGATCAATTGACTGACCGCCTGGGCGAATAAATCATTGGCGTGCTTCATGCGAGTTTCTCCTTTATTGCTTGTAATAGTTCCCAAGCGCCTACCATGAACCAAGGCGCTAAGATGATGAGTGAAATAATATAGTGATCGTGCATCGTGTGTGCCTTTCTGTAGTATTTTTCTTTCTAAAGTTAGAATGAGACGCGGACATACTCTCCATTCAATTCGAGCCATTCTTCTTGAATCCCTTTATTGATCAGATGCATGAACCTCTTTGCTAATATTGAATGAATCCAAAGATTTGAATCCTCTTGATCGTTTATCAATTGCTTTAAGTCTTCATTGCTCATGGACAAAGTCTTTTGAGTAATTTCATTTAATGGTAATAGTTTCATAGTATTTTTCTTTCTTTCTATATCCGCGTAATTGCGAACATGCATTACCCTATAAACTACAGATGTATACAAACGCAAGCACAAAAAACAAAAAAGTGTATTCATGCCTTAAACACTATAGAAACGCGCTTCCCTAATACGCGGATCAGCGGATCGTTTCACGATCATATGATCAGCGCCAAGAGCTACCACATGATGAATAGATTGACGCGGATCAAGGGGAAAAGCGATTGACGCAAAACAACAGATTGAATGCAAAGGTGACGCAAATGTGATGCAAAGGTGATGCAAATGTGATGCATTTCTTCCCCCTTCAATAAATTTGCTATACATGTGTAAAGCAGATTGTAAAGCAACGCACAAAGAGCAGATACAACGCGATTATCCGAGCCATGAATCC